AACAGTAATATGATACCAAGCAGAAGGATCACGATAAACAGCGCTAGTTTGAATTGCAAACTGAGTACTATTCGTTGGCCCGACACCAATATACAAAGTATCAGAACTAAATTTAATTTCTGAGTAAGTTCCCGCGCTAATGACAACACCGTCAGAAAGGTTTCCTCGTTTAACCCATGCGCTAATAGTCCACGTTTTCAAATTTCCGGCAGAGCCGGGGGTTCTAGTCAGTTTAGGAGAATCACCATCATCAAACCGCAACGACTGGTCTATCGTATAGTCTGATACTGCGCTAGGTATCGCTGATCCAGGAAAGATTGCCATTACGCATATATCGCTGAGTTGGTCAGCCAGACATCAGTACCATCGCTGAAGTAACTCAGCAAATAAGTTCCTGCTGTTGTGACTGTGGTTGCTATGTTGGCATCGCCTTTGGTGTTGGCGTGGAGCGAGATTGTTTCGCCACCCGAATTGATTAGCTTGATGAAGCCACTCTGGCCATCCGTTATGTTGGTGAACGTGATGGTCGTTGCTCCTGAAGGAGTCGTAATAAAGTTCTGGCCAAGGTCCATGTCGTATGAGCCATCATTGTCTGTGACCGCTGTGGCTCGCTGTGAACCTGTCCAGGAGTTGTCAATAGAACTGACATCTGACAATAATTCAGTTGCGCTTCTGCCTTCTACAGAGGTTCCGTCTATTTTTAGGAAATCATTATCGGCAACACCGGAAGCAAACTGAGCCACATCGTACTGCGAAATACCCTGCGCTACTGATAGTTCAGTGCTTTGTATTTCCAGGCCACCATTGGCTAAAAGATCAGTGCTGAACTCCGTACCAGATAGATCAAGGCCATCTCCTGCTGTGTAAGTAGTATCGGATTCCGCTGCCCAAATCGGGTCTGCTCCAGTACCCTGAGTCTTTAGGAAGTAACCAGAGGTGCCAAACCCTAACCTTGCGGGTGCGCCTGATGCGCCATAGTAAAGAACATCGCCTTGCGTTCCGTCTTCTAGTTTAGCAAGTGTTATCGAATCATCTGGTACTGATACCGCAGCCCAGTCTACGCCGTTAGTTGCGGTTGAGTCGGCTGTGAGGACGAGATCATTTGCGCCAACCGGGAGTCTGGTCTCTGAGTCTACGGTGTTGTAGACAAGGAGGTCGCCTTTGGTGGTTAGTTTATCTGTACCTGTAATGGATACCATCTGCCATTCTGAAGAGGCAGAGGAGTATTTCATGTACTGGTCATTGGTGGGAGCGGTAGAGCTGACGGCTGTGCCTTGTATCTTGGCTACCGTGACGGCTCCTGCGTTGGTCATGGTAGCGTCGCCGGAGAGAGAGGCTGCTGTGAAGCCTGTGCCGTCTCCTATGAGTAGTTCTGTTGTTGCTAATGCTACGTCGGAAGGTACTCCAGAGGAGTTGGCATTCCTGACTTTAATGGTGTTTGCCGCCATGTCGGCCAGTTTAGCGTTGGTGATGTTGCCGTCCAATACTTTAGCTGTGACTACCTTGTCAGCTCCTATGCTTGTAACACCTGCGTTGGTGATTGTGATGTCGCCGCTGATTGCTACAGGACTGTACTCTGTGCCGTCTGCAACAAGCATATACGCATCGGTGTTGGTCGCCATCTTGATATCATCGCCTGATATCGTTATGTCTGTGCCGACTACCAGAGTTCCAGTGGTTGTAACGTCTGTGAAGTCACCGGCAGCAGGCGTGGCACCGCCTATCGCGGCCCCGTCTATCGTACCTGCATTGATGTCTACTGAGTTGGATGTCTCAGGATCAATGGCTAGGGTTACCCAGGCATCATTGGCCTGATTCCTTATCTTCAGTACATTGTTCGTGGTGTCTAGCCATAGGAGGCCCATTGCTCTGGCCGCATGACCGGAAGCACTGGTGTCTACAGTAGGTGCAGACGATTTAGCTATCAGCACCTGTACGACTTGATCCGGCCCGACACTATCCGTACCTACTGGAAAGTTCTGCTTCAGAATCTTTTTGATTAGTTGCAGATGGTCATCGCCTTCACTGACATTATCTGAAGAAAGCGGGTTCGTTTTGACGAGTGCGCTTATATAATTACCTGTTTCTAGTCCCATAACCTATTCCTCAAAAGTATCCAGAAGTGTTCATTACGCGCATCTCTGAACCCGAATGCCTGTCCTTGTCGTCTTGTGTTTGGAGATCATTGATGACCTGACGCATTCCTCTTTCCCACAGTGCTACTCTCTGATCGTTCATCAGGAATGGTTCAGCCTGGAGAAGAGTGCCGTAGAGGTAGAGGTCCGGTGCGTTTAGGATAATCCAGTTGGTTGTTGCGGTATCGCTGAGTGCATCGAATGCTTTGTAGTACGTCATGTCGTAGGTGTATGCCCCATCCGGTGTTGGGCCGAAGAGGAGATTGTCACCTACTATCGTATAACTGTTGGGCTTCGCTGAAGTGCTTCCTGACCGTATCCGATACATTATCTCTGGGGTAATGTAGGATAGAGAGACCACAGGACTGGTCGTCAGGTGTATCTCTCGCATCTGAAGATAGCCAGTAGGAAGCGCATCTGTTTTCGTGCCACCGACAGTCGTATCCGATACGGTAGTCTCCATAGCACGAATACGCAACACCCGATTGAATGTTGCTTCACAGAGCGATATAAACTCTGGGATTCTATCTGTCAGGTCGCTTCTGTCAAGCCAGTTGGCTACGGCTGTCTGGAGCGTACCGTAAGTGTTGATTGCCATTATCTACGAGATAAGAAGTAGATATGTTGGTTCAGGATGGAATAATCCTCCTGAGTATAACCTGCTTGTCCTGGTCTGTATAGCCACATAACTATATCCTCGTTGGTGTCGTCCTGAAGTATTTGTTGTCGGGATCGTTTAGGTATTTCTTTAATACCTTCGGGTCTTTCTGTAGTTCGCCGTTTGTTTCTTTCATCCAGTTTTCCCACACGTTGAATGGGATGGACGCTACCCGCATACCACTGTACTGCTTTCCTGGTGTTAGGATAGAACCGTAGGAGTTCAAGTCAATCTTGTTCTCCTCTATATTAGGTTGGACATCCTGTATAGTATTAGCTGTGAAGGTGCCATCTGGTTCCGCATGGAATCTGGTCGGCCTGAAGGAGTCCCAGTTCATGACGGTAGTGATCCTCGATCTTTCATAAGCTCCATAGCCTCCTTAAGAACGTTGTCCTGATGCTTTTCAGAATCAAACTTACGCTCTTTGGGAGCGGCCTTTGGTTTGAGAGCTTTTTTCAAATCTTTCTTTGTTGTCATATTGTTTCCTTAAAAGGTAGGGTGGCCGAAGCCACCCACCCTATACAACTAATTAGGCATCTTTCACGCCAATGACTGAGCCTGAAGACTCGCCATTCTTTGCGCGGAGACCGTACTCAGCAAGCATCATCTGCTTTACTGCGTCACCGGTCTTTGCCAGATTCACCGTCTGGAAAGGACGGAGGTAAGAGATCGACCAGTAGTCCCAGTCCATGACATATAACTGGTTACCGAGACAGAAACGATCAGGTACGAACTTGAAGGTTCCGAAGTCTGTCACAACAACGTCAACTGCGTTGATCGCGTGAGCAGGCTTGTCGCCTTTAGTCTCTGTCGTAAGGTCGGCCAAGGTGGCACCACCAAGTGCGCTGAGCTTCACCTTCAGCGAAGGATCACTGATGATGGTGTCAGGAGACCCACCACGCTCATAGCAAGCCTTTACAGCAAGGTTCACCATGTTCATGGTAAGGACAACATCAGAGGTTGAAGGACTGGCAACTGAACTACCATTACCGGTGTTAGCAATACCCGCAGGTGTTGCATTCGATCCATCTATGATGTTGGAGTCACCGGCAGTGGAGTTGCCGAGCCAGGAATTGACGGCACCAGACTTACGAGCAGTCGTGGCGTCACCCGCAACTTTCAAGTCTTCACTGGTGAGCATCTTTTCCATGTCACGCTTGATCTCTTTTGCGCGCTTGGCCATCTGGTAGGCTTGGCTTGAGCGTCTTCCGGCAAAATCGACTGCCTCTGCCGTACCTGTGGTTGCTACGGTTTTGAAACTGATCTGGGTATAGTTCCCATATCGAGTCGTTTCCGTAACGGCCAGTGCGCTCGGCACGTCGCCTTCAAGCTGTTGGTTAGCAGCCGCTGCGGCGAGCGAGTCTACTTGCCACTCAAACAGAGTGTTGTCGCAAGTATCCCGACCACAACTGGACATAAACGGCGTATCCATTGGCGAGATGTTGTATATGATGTTGCTCAAATCTTCTCTAATGCCTACAGCACTAAAGGTAGACCGAGCATTCGTTAGCATAGTCATTGTTATTTCCTCTTATTATAGTTCAACAAAATCTTCAAACAGACCTGCTGCGTCAGTAACATGGCCAGTCTGTGCGAGACGTTTCATTCGTTCAGCACGCACTGCTTGCGCTTTATCGGACTTGTCTTTCTTTGCTTTGGTTCTAACGACCTTTGGTTTATTCTTGACCTTCTTCTTGCGAACTTCTGTTTGCTTTCGGGTGAGGTCTTCATAAGCCTTCGCCTGCATTAAGACAAGGATAGATCGGTGATCGACCAACTGTGACAGCTCTTCCTGGGTGTAGCCTTTGGAGATTGCAAACTCTGTAACCGATTTGGCTAACGCTCGCTGTGTCTCCGGTTCTGCCCACTGCGGCAGGATGCTGACCATCTTGTGGTGCTCTTCCTGCAACATCTGTTGGTGTTGCTGTGCGTCCTCCTGTTGCTGCTGCTGAGAGGCTTCGGCGTGCTTCTGTTTCAACTGGTTGATGCTGTCCTCGGCCTGACGGTACTCGTCACGCTTGGTCAGGTATTCTTCCCGGTCCTCAGTTTTCAGCCGTTCCCAATCAACGTTAGCAAAGTTCTGGAGGTGTGAGTAGTTCGATTCGATTGCTGTTGCTACCGCATCTGTGTACTGTGCTCTTGCCTGCTGAGTCTGGGCGATCTCGGCCTGGAGGTGTTGCGCTCCTTGGTCGAGCTGCCTGCGATATTCTGCAAGCTCCTGCGTTTTCTGAGTGTAATCCGATTGGCGAGAATAACCTCTGATGAGTTCATCTTCAGAGACTTCCATATCCTGTCCGTTTACCTTTACAGTATAGACCGTGGATTCTTCGACTTCCTCTTCTTCAGCTTCTTCTTCGTCTTCGGACGATTCCTCTTCAGCCCCCTCTTCGACTTCTTCTTCAGTCTCTTCGGGTTCTTCAGATTCCTCTACGTCTTCAGTAGACGGTTGTTCCTCTTCCTCTTTCTTTTCTTCAACAGGTTCTTCTGCTGAATCTAGGAGGCTGAGTAACGCTTCCTGCGC